TTCTTTCTTCATATGTCTTGGAAAAATACTTGCCTATAGTTGTTTTACCAGTCCATATTGGTTCTGTACTACCACTTAGTCCGAGGGCATATTCCCATAAATCCTTTGTCTGTGTTCCATGTGAAAGAGTCCAACCAAAGTTACGAGTTGCATCATAAATCAAATCTTGAGATAAACCAGATCTAGGATTTTCTTCTCGAAGATTCTTTTTCAAAATGTGATCTGTGTATAGATACATTATATCAAAATGTTGTCCAAGCATATTGACAAATGTAACAGCTTGTTCGTTATCAGAGTCTTCTCGAATGTGGTCTGGTAGTGCCTTTGAGAGGGCATAATAATTTTTCGCATCGTATTCGTTTGCAAGTGTTATTATAGAATCAGACCAATCCTCAACAAACGAAGATGTATAGGAGTAAAAATTGAATTTTCCTACTTTAGTTGATATATCATAAACACTAGCAGTCGAGTTCAATTCATATTTTGGGTACGGTGAAATTGATGCACTTATTTGATACGTGTAACTGAAACTGCCAGTCGAATCATAATACAAGTATTTTTCAAAACCATCAAAACCAGAGATAACTTTATCTCTCAAAAGTTGAATTTTTATTCTATTTGAACCAACTGATCCAGATATTCCATTTATTCTACCGAGTTCATTATTGTAAAACTCCACAAGTTCCATTTTGTATAAAAAGTTCTCTACACGGTCTCTTGCATTTGAATAGTAAATGAAGTTTTTGAATTCAGAGTAATCTATATTCAATGTGACTGGAAGATTAGAGCCAGTCAGGTATCTATTGAGTAATTGTTCAGAAGTTTGAACATTTTCACTCAATATGTCTGTCCATGATTTATACTCGGTATCAGATGTTATCCAGTAGTCATAATCAACTTCAAAATTAGGTCCTTGTATTGATGGTACTTCTGGTTCAAATGTTTCAGGTAGTATGTTTACCGTATCAATATACGGTTTCATTATCTTTATAGAAACCCAACACGTAAAGAATAAATCCAAGTCCGGTGGAAGTGGTTCAAACAACTTTACATAAAAAGATACTGGGTCTCCATCTGATGTAACATTTATTACGTCTACTAATTTATTCTCACCAAAATTTAAAACAATTGGTGGTAGGAATGTTTTTGGTCTAATGTTTTCAAGAACAAATCTAGCAAGCTCCAATCTACCAGTTACTGACTCCGGTGAAACTAATGAAAGTTTCAATTCTTTTCGATCATCAGAAATATCAGATATAAAAAGATTGTTACCAGATTCATGAGAACCTATCATGTTTCTCAAGAAATTATAAACCACCTTATATTCAGTCGGTGGTACATTCAAATTCTCTAAGTCTTTATGAATCTGTAATCTTAGTTTTGGAATTTCACTAGTTGAATCTAAATAAAACGTGTTTATATTATAGGCAGATCTAATGTACCCCAAGTTTCTTAGAAAAGTGTGGAGTTCTATATTGAATGGATTTGTATTTGTTATTGGGTCAACAAAGTTTGGATCAAAATCAGGAACAACTACTCGTTTCTCTAATAATGCCAAGTCTTCCAAAGGAATGGTAACACCTCTTTTTGGAAAATTTTCGGAACGTATTTCGTCAATATTTTTATATTCAAAGTTTGCCATTGTTTATCCTATTTTTAGCCAAGACCCGCCTCTATCAACAACATTACTTATTTCAGATAAAATTCTCAATACTCGTAGTATCATCTGTGTATCATTTGTAGCTCTTATTAGACTTATTCCCTTTGTTTTTGTATCCCCATCAGTTTTACCAGTAAATGAATAAGTAGGATCCATTTCTAAAATTGATTTTCTTACAATAGGTCTTCCAACTCCCAGTGCACCACCAATATCTCTAGACCACTCATCAAATACAACTTCTATCACATTTTTTATATCAGATATTCCACCATTGTTTGATGATAATTTTTTTGTCTCTGTAAGTATAGAATTTGCCTTTGTCTTATCAGTAACTCCATTTACCAAGTCTTTAAATTGAGATTTATATGTATCATTCCATTTTAGAATTTGGTTTATTTCTTGACCAGGACCAAATGAATTACTCGCGGCTGGTGGAACAAATATGTAGTCGAGTCTTGATGGCGGAGATTTTACTTCTAACGTTTTCAATATACTTTCAACTGATGAGTATCTACTGTTAGATATTGCATATATCTTATCCCATTCAGTAAATATCTGTTTGATAATATCAGCAGCAGGATTTCCAGGTTCTGGTTCTGGTTCTTTTGGTTTGAGTGCATCAGCAATACCACCAACGGCCTTTTCAAATGCGGCAAGTTGTTTTGCTGCCGACTCTTCTGCTTTCTTGGCTTGGGCTTCAAGTTGTGTTGCCAATGCATCGAAAGCGTCTGCGGTATTTGTAAGTTGTTCAGATACTTTACCTTCCAATTCGGTAATAGTAGAATCTATCACTTCATTCAAAGTAATAATTGTGTCATCTTTTATAGCATTTTCATCTAGAATTTGATTACGTTTATCTGACAGCTCTTCTATCACACGAGAAAGGTCGTCTATACCCTCTTGTTTTAGTTGTACTAACTCATTTAGGTTGTCTACCTGTTCAGATAAATTTTGCACTTTTGCTTGTAATGAAGGTACTGTGTTTGAATCTTCTACTATCAATCGTTTCAAATTTTCAGTAAGAGATTGTTGATCTGTTGGAACTCCTGTTCCCGTTCCAGTTTCATTTCCATCACCACCTTGACTCGGAAATAGTGTAACAAATTCAGCTGCTTTTTTCAATACATTTTTTTCAGCAACAATTGCATCTGGTAAACTTTTGAATTCATTTGGAACCACATAATTTACTGAAGTTATTGTGAATCTCTCATCGAGAACTTCTACGTTTATAGAACCTCTATTTCTGATGTAATTATCAAATGATGTTACTCTGCCCGTTTCATCCCTAGTAACGGCTACAGTAGTATCTATGTCTTGTTGTGTTTTTTTAGTCAGTTCATTTAGAATATTTTTTAGCTCTTCCGATGGAAGAACTCCACTTTCACTTCCAGTTAGAATTTTTCTGACTATAAAACCAAAAAACGGATCCAATGGTTCAGACTTTATACTGTCTAGTAAATTTGTATCTTTTGTTATGTTTCCAGCAGAAATTTCATTTCGTATCAAAGTTTCTTTTGCTATGTATTTTTTTACATAATCATAATCTGTGGATGATTTGAATTCCTTCAGTCTTTGAAGTAATTCCTCTCTTGGTGGATATGATTCTTTTCTTGGATTATTTGCAATTTTTTTTACCAACTTTATATTACGTTGTTCAAAAAATTCAAAAAACTCATCAGTTGTATTGAACATAATATTGGGAAATTCAGATATTATAGATTCTGCCTGAGTTTCTTCAACGTATTGCTCAAATAAAAATTGTTCTATACGAATCATCTTGAAACCTTGAAATAATACTGGTTATCGAATATTTGAGATATATTGCCACCATCTGTTTCCGATTTGATTAAAACTCTATAAAATCTTTCTGGTTGAAATGAATCCATCCACAATTTGAAATAATTACCATCTCCATCGCAGCTAAGTTTTGAACCAGTCTTATCGAATGGAATTATAATTTCGTCTGTATGTGCATCTCTGATTTCGTAATAAGAAGATGTTGGTAGAAAATAATTTTGTGTGTAATATGACTGTGTTGTGTATGTTTTTTGTGGATATTTACTATTCACATATACTCGTATTTTTGCCTTTTCTGTTTCAGAATATGATTTTTTTAGATTTACATTGATTAGTGTATCATCTAAAGAAAGTTGTGTAAGGCTACCAGTCTGAAATGATGAATCATCCCATACAACAAAAAGTCTTGGGACATAAATCGTGTTACTATCAGTTGAGAAAAATTTCAAGCTAGGAAGTGTTTCCGTTGAGGACTCTATATCGTTTGAAAATTTTAGTATAAATCCTTCGTTATCAAATCTACCAGATCCAGTTATCCATTTTTTTACGATTGAAGTAACATTCATATAAATGTCAGATGATTCATATGAGAATGACTGTGTACATATAGTATTTTCAAATGTCCACCATGTTCCCCCACCGACTGATGAGAAGTATGAACCGGTTGACGAAGCATATAATGCTCCAAAAATTAGATTAGCATCCACCCAGCTATCGGATATTTCATCCCATTCATAATTTAGACCACCAGTTACTTCGGTTACACCCCATAATTTTCCAACTGACTTAGAAGAACGATATTTCCAAGAAACACCATCTGTTGTTATCGGTGTGTTATTATATTTACCCGTTCCGTTTACCCAAGAACCACTTATAGGATATGCATATACTGTATATTCTTGTGGTATTTCTCTAACGTCTGCAGTCCTTAGCTGTAAGTAATATTTTGCGTTTGAAGATATTTTTCCAGAGTTTACGTCCGATTCTATACCTGATACATCAAATTTCATCAAAATTCTACTGTTGTATTTTGATGAACTACCTACCAATTGATGGGATAATTCCAAAATTTGGTCTGTACCAGTATTTAGAGATTCTGTTCTTTCATATATTGTAGAATCAAATTTAGGATAAATGGTGTATATCATCCGAATGCCCTCACTCTACCAATAATATCATTATCAGGGTATTTTATTTCAAAAATTGATGGATCAAGTGATGGAAAAACTATACCATTTTTAGTTGCGGTATCTATGTTGTAAGAATATTTCGAATATCCAAGAGTAGTATCATAAAAATTCACTATTCTAACATTAGATACGGTTTGAACACCTTCAACTCTATCGAGTTCGGTATAGATATTACTTATAACGATTGGTTGATTTATTTGCCATCTTTTTATATCAAAGTATCGTTTTAGTTTATCTATACATCTCAATACAACCTGATTTCCATTTTGATCTGGCATTGTAATTATATCGAATTCAATTCCGATGTTTATTATGTATGCGTCTTTTATGTTTATTGCGTCTGTCAATATTCTATGATGACCCAAATATGTTTTTAGATTTTCTTTGGTTGCAACATTTATTGTTGTTAGTTTACTATTTGAATCATATCCCAAAACGTAAAAGTTCAATGCTAAATCGTTTGCAACTCTATCGCTATTGAATATGGATTCTTCTGTAAGTTGTGTGTCTTTTGTTATGTATGCCTTTGCTATTGACCCGTACTTCTGCGGAAGACTATATGCCCGAATAATATAATCTTCTTTTGTAACTGCACGATTCTGTGAGGCAAATGATGCGAGAGCATTTTGACGAATTTCATTTATTGTCTCACCATCCTTACCACCAGTAGCAGGTTCAGGGTTTGTTGTTGCGATACTACCAATTACTTGATTGTATAGTGTTATGTCTAGACCGGTTTCATCCAAAAGTATAGTTTTACTTACAATTCGTGTCAGTCTTTCTGATGCAACGTTGTCTCTTACACCACCACCCTGTGTGTAATATATTGTGAGTGTGGTATTGTTTGGGGCTAATCCATAAGTTTTTGTGTACAAAAAATTAGATGGGTCTATATTTGGAGATGTTGATGATTCAATTCCAGTAAGAGATGAACCAATCAAATCTGGGTTTGGTATTAGTTCTTCATCGTCAAAGTCAGAAACACCAGCACCAAAACTTATTTCATATGAACTGGTGAAGTTATTTCCAAAAGCTCTTGAAGAAAATCGTCTAGAAACCCTATTCAATTTCAACAAATAAGGTGTCTCAGTTCTATATGAACTCAGTTGTTTATCATTTCTTGGTATGTTTGCAACAGATTCAAAGATAGTATCTTGTGCGAGATAAGGCACGTGCGTCCATTTGTTTCCGTCTGAATCTATCGCATATAGTATTTCTATGATTCTATCGTCGTTCAGAATGACTTTATCATATGGTTTTGGGGAACCAAAAGAGTAACTTGAAGTTTTTATTACACCAGAAACTGCCTTTACAGACTTTTTCAGCAGATAAAAAGTTGGTTCCGTAGAATCTAAATCGTCTACCTCAAAAACAGTTACTTCAGTTGGTTCAAAAGAACTACTAAATCTAAAATCAAGATATTCTATTGTTCTAAATTGTATAGAGTTATCAGATTCGTCAGCAACAATCATACCAGGCTCTATTGCAAAAGCGTAACTCCAATCGGGAGTATTATTCACGCCAGTACCGATAGCAGGTACAATCTGAAATACGTCTATTGAAACATTAGCAGCAACAGAAGTCTTTGGTGTATAACCAAATGATTGAGCAAGATTTATTATATTTTGAGTTTCGGATGCCTGTAGTATCATTGACTCTTGGAGTGCAACATCCGTATAATACGAAAGCACATCGCCGACGTATGCAGACATTTCCATAAACATCATACCAGGTGATGATTCGTTGAAATCTTGGTATGAATTTGGAAAATAGTTTTTTGCAAAATCTATAAGATTCTGTCTCAATGAACCGAAATCTCTTGAGAGATAACGAATATCCTTTTTTACTAAATCTGCCATTAGTTTTGAGCCTCTTCAATTACACGAATAGTTGCTGTTTCAGATATAAATATCCTAACTGGCAAATATATGTTTGTTCCTGAAATTAATACACGTAGAAAAATACTAATTGCATGATTTGGATCATCAACTCTACCATCGTCGGAAATGTTCAGATTTACTGTTAGTTCTGTTACAATTAGGTATGGTAACCAAATTGAAATTGCAG